ACCAATCGATCAAAAATTCTTTGAACTCATTGTTCCTATTGCAACATTCTTGACAGGCACATTGTCAGGTATTATGCTTGCTGGCGCTAAGAAAGAAGATCAAGATGCAATGTTGGCCGCTCAGAAGTTGGCAAATGAAAACTTTGAAGCAACTAAAAAGGCCATGACTGCGCCGCCTCCTTCCGCAGGACCTACAGTCACAATCGGTGATCGTGGCATTACAATTGGTGGTGGCATGATGGGTGGTGGTATGCAATCACCCGGTCAAGTAACAGTTGGTTTTGGCGGTAAGATGGCGCCACCACCAACGATTCATCCAGAGATTTAATTCATGCAATTGAAGTCTCTACTACAAGACGGTGTTGATGGCTCTCTGAGTTCTCGGAGAGTTGTCACCTTTTCAGCATTCGTATTTTGTAGTATTGCTTTCTTTGCGAATTTATTTTATGATAAGAAAATAGATCCAGTTATTTTTGAGGGCATGATGTATATTGCGATTGCAGGACTAGGTGCGACAGTTGCAGAAAAATTCTCTACTCGAAACACCAATAAACAACAATATGTTTATGAAACAAGAAGGCCAATTTACGGCACACCAATACCAAGAATGGAAGAAAGGGAAATATGAAAAACATCCTATCAGCATCACTAATTGCACTATCAATGGCCTTCACGCCAGCTTTTGCTGACGCACCAAAAAAAGAAGAAGGTAAAGCAGAAGTTAAAAAAGTTTGCATCGACAAAGTTACAAAAGATGGCAAACCAGTTCTTGACAAGCAAGGCAAACAAGTCCAAGATTGCAAAGAAATGAAGGTACACAAGAAGTTGGAAGGCACTAAAGTGCCTGAGAAAGCCGAGAAGAAATAATGCCTTCTACGGCTGAGCGCCTTGGGATTGTGGAAACCAAGGTTGAAAACCTAAACGAAAAGTTAGATTCCCTCAAGGATAATGTAAAGGATATGCATGACTGCCTTGATCGAACAAGAGATGACTTGACAAGTAAGCTTGATACCATGTATGATGCTTCTTGTTCGCAACACAAGGCGCTTGCTGAAGAACTAAGCCAGTTGAAGAAAGATAAAGATCGATTGGTTTGGTTAGTTGGCGGCGGTATTGCCGTCTTAGGTTGGTTAAGTGGTCACACAGATAAAATTGCCGATTTGATAAAAGTCCTTACTTGATTAAATTGTGAGGATGTGTTATATTATGATTCTATGTCGCTCTATATTGATTCGAAATACATCAAACTAGTTTCTTCTCGCTTGCGTAACTTCAAGCAGAAGAACAGTTACCTATGGAACTTTTCCTGTCCCATTTGTGGCGATAGTCAAAAGAACCGAACCAAAGCCCGTGGTTATGCCTTTCAAAAAGGCAACAACCTTTTCTATCGTTGCCATAATTGTGGCGCAAGCACCAATCTTGGCAATTTTCTAAAACAAGTTGACACCTCTTTGCATAGGGAATATATTCTTGAACGATACAAAGCAGGTGAAAACGGTAATTCCAATTTCAAAGATCCATCGTTTGATATTCCTCCGCCAAAGTTTGATAAACTCGACAAACAAAAAGTTTTTGAACATGGTGAATGGTGTGATAAACTGCCAGCAGGACATTTTTGCCTTGAATATCTTGAACGCAGAAAGATTCCAAAAGAATGTTACAAATTGTTGCTGTTTACAAATAAGTATAGACAATTTGTAACTTCAGTATTTCCAAATAATGACAAACAAATCGTGGATGATGCACGACTTGTAATTCCCTTTTATAATGAATATGATGAATTGATTGCTGTTTCTGGTCGTGCATTAGAAACTAGCGATAAGACTTTGCGATATGTTACTATTCGATCCAATGAAAGTAAACACAAACTTGTTTTTGGTTTCGATAAAGTAAATATAAAGGAAAAAATTAAGATAGTTGAAGGTCCTATTGACAGTTTGTTTCTAAATAACTGTCTGGCTTCTGGTGATGCTAACTTATCTTTAGTTGCAAATCAAATAGAATCAGACAATAAAGTTTTAATTTTTGATAATGAACCTCGCAATAAAGAAATTGTGAAGATGATTCAAGATGCAATTAAAACTGGTTATGATATTGTTATTTGGCCTGATACTGTAACTGGTAAAGATATTAATGAAATGGTGATGAATGGAAAATCACCTGGCGAAATAGAAGAAATCATAAGTAGTAACACATTCAAAGGTGTTATTGCTCAATTGAAATTTAATTTATGGAAGAAGGTATAATATGCAGGTGAAATTGATTAATTATTCTCAATGTTCTTTTGATAATGAACCAATGAATCTTTTGGAACAAATTGCTTTTTGTGCCAGAGTTTCAAATCCCAGTAATCAAATTAATACGGAGACTTCTGAAAAGTTAGTTCGTTATCTAATTAAACATCAACATTGGTCTCCACTCGAAATGGTTTCTGCTTGCCTTGAAATTGAAACAACAAGAGATATTGCAAGGCAAATTTTGCGTCATCGTAGTTTCAGTTTTCAAGAATTCAGTCAGCGTTATGCAGATCCCACAACCGAAATGGGAAATGCATTTACTATTCGTGAAGCAAGATTTCAAGATACCAAAAATCGACAGAATTCTGTTGAGTTTGATATGACTGATGAAAAACAAAAATTGCTTGCATATGAATGGGAACGGGCACAAAAAAGAGTTTTGTTTGCAGTAGAAAAGGAATACAAATGGGCTATTGCAAATGGTATTGCAAAAGAACAGGCAAGAGCCGTGCTACCTGAAGGCAATACTGTATCAAGAATTTATATGAATGGCACTCTTAGATCATGGGTTCACTATATACAACTCCGAAGCGCAAATGGTACACAGAAAGAACACCGTGAAGTTGCAATTGAATGTGCAAATGCCTTGAGTAAGATATTTCCAATGATTACTGAATTCGTAGAAAAATAATAACCTGGAGTTTGCATGAACGACATTGTACACGGTATTAAAGTAGATCACACAAGAGACAATTTATTCGATGAGTTAGGAATCAAAAGACTAAAAGAAAGTTACATGAGAGAAGATGAAACTTCTCCTCAAGAAAGATTTGCATATGTTTCGCAAAGTTTCGGCAGCAATATTCAACATTCTCAGCGGTTGTATGATTATAGCTCTCGCCATTGGCTTTCTTATAGCACTCCTATTCTTTCATATGGTCGCAGTAAGCGTGGTCTTCCTATTTCTTGTTTTCTTCCTTATCTACACGACTCTGCGGAAGGTCTTGTTGATACGCTCGCAGAAGTAAACTGGTTGTCAATGCTAGGAGGTGGAGTTGGAATCGGTCTTGGTATTCGTTCTGCTGATGACAAGTCTGTTGGGATTATGCCTCATCTTCGGACATACGATGCGTCAAGCCTCGCCTATCGCCAAGGCCGTACTCGCCGTGGTTCTTATGCCGCTTATCTTGATATTAATCATCCAGATATTCTTATTTTCCTTGAAATGAGAAAACCAACTGGCGACCAAAATATGCGTTGTCAGAATTTACATCACGGCATCAACATCACCGATGATTTCATGCAAATCATTGAAAAGTGTATGCTTGATCCAAGTGCAGATGATTCTTTCGAATTAAAAGATCCACATAGTGGCGAAATTCGTGAAGTTGTTTCTGCAAAAGAAATATGGCAACGAATTTTAGAAATTCGTATGCAAACGGGTGAACCATATCTACATTTTATTGATACGAGCAATCGTGAAATGCCAGAGTTTCAAAAGAAACTCGGTTTGAGTATTAAACAATCAAATCTCTGTTCAGAGATTATTCTACCGACTGATAAAGATCGCACGGCAGTTTGTTGTTTGTCATCAGTTAATTTGGAGTATTATGATGAATGGAAAAATGATGCACTCTTTCTAAAAGATGTTGCAGAGATGCTTGATAATGTATTACAACACTTTATTGACAATGCTCCCGATTCAATTGCTAGAGCAAAATTCTCTGCAAGCCGTGAGCGTAGTATTGGTGTTGGTGCCCTCGGTTTTCATGCCTATCTCCAACGCAATAATATTCCCTTTGAGTCAGCCTTAGCAGTCGGAAGAAATAAACAAATCTTCAAACATATAAGGAGTAAACTTGATGAGGCGAATACACTACTGGGATTGGAAAGAGGTGAGGCACCGGATGCTGCAGGTACTGGGCGTAGGTTTAGTCATGTTATGGCTATTGCTCCCAATGCTTCTTCTTCCATTATCATGGGCAATACCAGTCCTTCTGTTGAACCTTATCGTGCCAATGCTTATCGCCAAGACACTCTATCGGGTGCTCACTTAAACAAGAACAAATATCTGGATCAAATCATACAGGAGAAGTGTAATGTCGAAGAACGATTGGATTATCAAGAAGTCTGGTCAAGCATCATTGCAAATGACGGTTCCGTCCAACATTTGGAATTTTTGGATGAATGGACAAAAGATGTATTCAAAACAAGTATGGAAATTGACCAAAGATGGGTTGTGGAGCACGCAGCTAACCGACAAGATTACATTGACCAAGCGCAATCCATTAACCTGTTCTTCAGACCAGACGTAAATGTAAAATATCTTCATGCGGTGCATTTTCAGGCATGGAAACAAGGACTTAAAACACTTTACTATTGTCGTTCAGAAAAACTTGCAAAGGCTGATAAAGTTGCAAGAAAGATTGAAAGAGAAGTAATTAAAGAAATCGATTTGAAATCATTGGCAGAAGGCAATGAATGTTTAGCTTGCGAAGGATAAAAAATGGACGCATATGATTTATCACATCGTTTAATGCATTTGTGGCGAGAATCAACACCAAAAAATAGTGGTGAGATGAAAAAAGAATTTAAAGCGATACCTGTTTGTGTTTGGACAGATAAAGGTTATCGAGAAGTAACCAACATTTCTTTCAATGAAAAACTAAATTTCATTGAATTAGAAGTAGATGGCGAATAATGGCACATTTAGTTTCGAATATACCACCATTACATTGTTATGTCAGAAAAGAATTTCTCTATGATTTTGAAAAAGGTCATGGAGAATATGAACCTTGTATTTGGGTTTCAATTAAAAGTATTCGTGGTCAGGCATTTAGAATAGAATCTTATTTGCCTAATTATGGTGCATTATATGATAAACTACCATTACACGCATTTGTATCTAGAAAAGATAATTTAGAACCTAAAAAGTTTTTACCATTAGATACATTGCAAATATGGGATTGTTTTAGTTATGATTTTACAGTAATACAAAAAGCATTTCTAAGAAATCTAACTTGTAAATTCTATGCAAAAGATAAAAATTTTTATGAGGGTGCATATCTATTTACTGTAGATCATTCTGCACCAGATATGAGTATCATAGATACTAGTTACGCAGAATGGCCCGAAGATCATAAGAGTTTTAATTTTGTGCAATTGGATAATGGTCAATTTGCTGCACAACCAAACAATCGTTGTATTTTCTTGGACGCCGCAAGTAATCCAAAAGAATTGAAATTCCCAGATTTTAGAGTATGCACTAAGAAGTATATCGTTGAACAGAAACCAAAATGGTCGTTGGGTGATACTAAGACCGTCATGTATGAGGATGAATAATGAAAAGAGTAATAAGATTCACAGCATCATGGTGCCAACCATGTAAAGCATTGGCAAAAACGCTAGAAGAAATCGAAACCAAATTACCAATTGAAGTATATGACATTGATGAAAAGTCGGAATATGCTTCAGAGTTTGGCATTCGTGGTGTTCCAACTTTAATCATGCTCGAAGGAAATGATGAAATCAAGAGAATGGTAGGATCAAAACCAAAACAAGAACTGGAGAAATGGTTAAATGACTAAGAAAATCGCAACATCAATCACAGAAGAAAGAAATTCGTTTCGCCCATTTCATTATCCATGGGCATATGAAGCATGGTTGAAACACGAACAAGCCCATTGGTTGCATAGTGAAGTGCCTATGCTTGAAGATGTGAAAGATTGGAAAAATAAACTAACGAAAGAAGAAAAACAATTCTTGACCCATATCTTCCGTTTCTTTACACAAGGTGACATTGATGTTGCTGGCGGTTATGTGAAGAACTATCTGCCGTATTTTCCACAACCTGAAGTCCGCATGATGTTATTGGGTTTTGGTGCTCGTGAGGCACTTCATGTTGCTGCATATTCACACTTGATTGAAACTCTTGGTTTGCCAGATACCATGTATAATCAGTTTCTTGAATATCAGGCGATGCGTGATAAACACGATTATGTTTTAGATATTGCAGGTCAAAATTCAACAAAACAAAATACTGCAAAACATATTGCTGTATTCTCTGCATTTACTGAGGGTATGCAATTATTCTCCAGTTTCATTATGTTATTGAATTTCCCACGCCATGGATTAATGAAAGGTATGGGACAAATAGTAACATGGTCTATTGTTGATGAAACAATGCATACAGAATCTATGTTGAAACTATTCAAAACATATATTCAAGAGAATAACGAAATCTGGAATGATGAATTAAAGAGTGAGATATATACAATTGCAGAAAGAATGGTCGAACTAGAAGGTAAGTTTATTGATTTAGCATTTGAAATGGGAGAGATGCGAGATTTAACGGCGGAAGATGTAAAAGGTTATATTCGTTATATTGCTGATCGTAGACTTATTGGTTTGGGCATGAAGGGTATTTACAAAGCAAAGAAGAATCCTCTGCCTTGGGTTGAAGAAATGATTAATGCTCCAATTCATGGTAATTTCTTTGAGAATCGTGTTACTGATTATGCAAAAGGTGCTTTATCTGGAAATTGGGAGGATGTTTGGGGTAAAGCAGCATAAGGAGCAAAGATGTATATTTACAGATGTAAAATCAATAAAGTATTGGACGGTGACACAGTAGAAGTTGATCTCGATTTGGGTTTCAACATTGTTTTAGTTAACCAAAAAGTTAGATTAGCAGGTGTTGACACACCAGAATCTAGAACTTCAAACGAAGAAGAAAAACCAAGAGGAATTTTGTCAAAGAAAAAGGTAGCAGAAAAACTACCCGTTGGTTCTTGGCAAAAAATTCAAACAATGAGAGCCGATGCAAACGATGACAAGTTTGGTCGTATTCTCGGCGTGTTTATTATGGAAGATGGCATGAGTCTGAATCAATGGTTGATTGACAATAATTATGCCGTTCTATATCAAGGAGAGAACAAAGAACTTGTTCAAGAGATGCACCGATACAATAAGGAAAAACTTATTGAACGTGGTGAACTCAAACCATAAAAGGAGAAAGATATGTTAGAACTACTATTAGGTTTTGTTGTTGGCGCACTTGTTGGTTGGCATTTTCCCCAACCTGAGTGGGTAAAAAACTTACTTGCAAAGGTCAAGGGTGAGTAATGGCCACATTGCACCATGTTTGTGATGAATGCGCTTCTGAATTCACTATTCGTTACGATGAAGAATTAGTCGAATCAGATCCACAAAACTGTCCATTCTGTGGTGAGTATATCTACGATCTTGAGGAAGTAGATGAAGATGAGTAATGTGGTTTTATAAAAACCAAGAGTTTACAGATGAGGAAATTGGTGATGCATTCGGATTCGTCTATTGCATCACCAATCTTACCAACAATCGTAAATACATCGGCAAAAAACTGTTTAGCAAAGCAGGTCGAAAACAAGTCAAAGGCAAAGTTAAAAAGATAAGAAAACCATCTGATTGGTTATCTTACTATGGTTCAAACGATGAACTGAAAAAAGATGTGGCCAATCTTGGCGCAGAGAACTTTAAAAGAGAAATCATTTACCTTTGTCAATCTAGGTCAGAATGCAGTTACCTAGAAACTTATGAAATTTTCATAAGGGATGCACTATTGCGAGAAGAATACTACAACACTTGGGTTACCTGTAAGATACACAAAGCCCATGTATTCGGCAAAATAAAAAATTAGGTAAAAGTGCAACTTTTATGTTGCACCGCACAATAAAAGCATATATACTCCATGAGCGCTTCACAAGAGGCTCAGAAAGGAAAACAAAATGCTTAAAAAGATTTTTTCATTCTTTGATTTAGATTACCAATCTGTGATTGAGAGTTACATTGTTGCTCGCAATCCACAAAATATTGGTGATGTTGAGAGACTGGAAAGAGAATTTGAACGCCGTTGTAGTTCCGCTTATTTCTAACTAATCGTCTAAAGGAGATTATATGTTCGCAGTAGACACAATCATCGATTCCATTCAATCTAGCAAGAAAATGTTTGTTAACACTTTTGTTACAGACAAGAATACGAAGGAAGCTTTGAATTCTTTTGTTGATTCACAAACTGAATTCACAAAACAAATGTGGAAAACATCAGAAGTTGTTGCAAAAGAATCTTTCGTTCAAATCGAAAAGACACTCAAGTTTGGTAAATAACTAGAAACTGTCAAATGCATACATAAGCGTATGCAAAAACAGTTTTTAAAAGAACCGTATCGCCGGATACTAATGATGGATATTAAAAATCTATCTAAATCATGGCAGCCGGTGATACGCAACGATTGGATTATTAAATTCTCAATATATAGAGGTAACATTCTTTTGATGTTTACCTCTATTCATACTGGTCAAACTATTGTTCGATTCTTTACAGATGAGGACGATGCTTGCGAAAAAATCAATTGGGTCATCTCACAAGACCCGTCTAAAGAAATTCCCCACTTTTAATGTTTGCCACATTGCTATCACGGTTGTGTCATAATGACAGAACTGGAGATATTTTATGCAAAATCGATGGACTGTTGAAGTAAAAAAAAATGGCGATGAATACTACCTGGAGTTTCCAGATGAATTACTTGCCCAAACCGGTTGGAAAATCGGTGACACACTTATATGGAAGGACCGAAAAGATGGGTCTTGGACTCTGAAAAAGAAACCAGACACCAAAAAAGCCAGGTTGTTACAGAAGAAGGAATAATTTATCTTACTGCTTTGAAGGAGAAAAAAATGAGCGATGACGATACTAAATTCAAACACTCAAAGCGTATTCACAAAAAAACTGTAAAGGCGTCTAAACAAGTAAAGATAGCAAAATCTTACGGACTAGAAGTAAAAGAACCACATAGATATACAAAGAAACACGCACTCAATTGCGGCAATCCAAATTGTGTCATGTGCATGAACCCGAGAAAATCCCGAGGCGAGAAAACAATCCAAGAACTCAAGTTTGATGAGATATCCGAATGAATTTTTTTGAAATTTCAATCACATCACTTAATCTTTTTTCCTTTGTGCTCGGTGGCATTTGGGGTCTTTCAACACCAGTATTCAATCGATACAGAAGTTGGTGGTGGGTTGTAGGTTACTTTGCAATTGTTGCCGCTTACTATGCCCTCACCGCAGGAGCAATCAATGTCAAATAAAAATTGGTGGGGACCACCAGATGATGATACTGAGCCTTTGCCAGCCTGGATGAATCCCGAAACATATCGCAATCCAAAACCTAAAGTTAAATACTACAAATCAATTGAAGAATCTATTCAAGAAGCATTGAAGAAACCTCCAGTTGACTTATCCTTTGTCAATAAGGAAATAAAATGAACGACAATGATTTTGTTCTTGATTTAAACCAAATTCTCAAAACAAAAAACTTAATGGCAGTTGTTCGTAATCTTGCAAACGAAATGAAAGAACGGCCATACATAACAATGGCCGAATTTCTCGAAACAATGAGTGATTCTGATTTGCAACATTTGATGGATACGATTGATGTTAACATGGCACATATGGAAGAACATGGTGATGAGTCGTATGCCAAAGGTTTTGAAGATATTATGTTGTTGTCATTACTGATGACTTCAGCAGAAGGTTTGCAAATTGGTGAATCTGAACAAATACATGATAGACTTAATCGTTTTCTGTTGTGTTTAACCTGTGAATCATTGTATCGAAAAGGCATGGTAAAATTTCACCGAGAATACGCAACATTAGGTAATGAGATGGATGAAAAAATTTTGGTCGAGAAAATATAAGGAGATTCGTATGAAGAAGATTTTAGTAGGAGTTTTATCAGTTGTAAGTTTGTCAGCATTCGCTCAAGACTATGGCACTATGGGTGGCATGAACAATCAAAACATGAACTCACAAGTTGCTCAAGTGATTCGTGTTGAACCTCGGTATGTGACTGTTCAACAAAGGCAATGCCAACAATATGAGGTTCAAGGGCAAGACAATAGTGCTGCAGGAACTATTATCGGTGGTCTCGCCGGCGGTATCATCGGCAATCAAGTTGGTAGTGGGCGTGGTCGTGAAGCCGCAACCGCAATTGGTGCCGTGACTGGTGCAATTGTTGGTAACAATTTAAGTGCTCGTGATTCTCAGCCACAAGTCCGTGAAAGTTGCCGTGTAGTGCCGACCACCGTGCAACAAGGTCGAGTTGTTACATTTAATTATCAAGGTCATGTATTTTCACAGGCATTTCCTAATTAATTTTTGTAATATATTATGACATTACCATATGAGCGAACATAATGAAAAACAGATTTGATTTAGAACAAGAGATTATGCAATGTTGGAGTGTCGTTGAAGATATTGAACTATTGCGTGAAAAAGTCCTTGATG